ATGAACCTTACTCCACGCGACTGCCACCAGAACCCTCAGTATTAACCTTGTTAATAAAAAGCTGTGTTCCCGTTAATGCCGACTTCAGCCTTTCCGCAAGGGCGGAAAGTTCCTGATTCTTATCACGAATAGAATTAGTTAAAACCGCTTCCTCGTCCTTAAGTTTAGCTAAAGACTGTTGATTCTGTGCTTTAGAATTTTTCAACGAAGTTTCTAATGCCGCCAACTCGGTGTTAATTTCAAGACGTCTAGCTTCAAAAGCATTCTCTAACTCTTGTCTCTTGGCGGCGATAGTTCCTTCGAGTTCAACTATGGCCTCTCTGTTACGTTGCTGCATTTCTGCGTAGCGTTTGTCTGCGCTTTCAATCTTGTTCGTCAGTGTATCTAAGCGTGTCTGTGATTCTTCGATAATACTTTCCCGTTCCTGAATTAGATTCAAAACTTCTTCTAACTTACCTAGTGCCTTAAACTGGTTTACAAGGGGCCTAATTGCTTGGATAGCCTCAGAAGTTTTCATTTTTCCGCCAGTGCTCCTTCCGTAAAAATCAAGTCGATTTCTCCTTCGCTCATCTCGCGAAAAGATCGTTCAAAAACTTTAGTGCCTATCCATGCTTTGTAACCATCATCGTAAATCAAAACAAAACCAGGTTGTCCAAGTTTAATTTGTGGCTCGGCACAAACAACTTTGGGCGTACCAATATATCGCCGCATCATTGTACGCCCTCCGTTGTTAAGATAATCGTCGTTCCCGTTTGTGCGATGCAATTAACAGCTGCCTTAGGAATTGCGCTGTCGAAAATAATTGTACTTGCTGCATAGACTTTAAATCCAGCATTAGCAACCGCATCGGCTCCGAATTTACACCATACATTCTGACTAGTGTGGTCGTTTTGGAGCATCAAATAGTTACGTGAGTTATTCGCGACGACAGTCGCCGTGGAACTGGAACTAGAAACACTTACGGCGGAATGGGTAAAGGTTGACCGAAAGGCATAACTAACGCCGCCTAAAGATAATAGGCCGAGGATGACAAGGCCGGGGACAAGATATCGTCGCATTTTATCTCTTTCCTTTCTTGTGCCTTAACTTTCTGATTCTTACAAATAGCCAGAATAATAATGGCCGTAACAGATAGGAATACAAGGTGAAACACATAAGTGCTAAAACAGCACACAGCAAGTGCAATAACTGCACCACTCTTAAAAGTGGCACGATTAGCATAGATCCACCAGGCTAGAAAAAACACACCTAAAATTCCCATCTCATAAAGTAGTTGTAGATATTCATTATGCGCTTGGTAAAAGACTTGTTCCGGATCTTTAATGTCTAGATAGCCGGCTGTAAACCAGGAGCCTAAACCCTTTCCGAAAAGCAAAAAGCGCCAGGAAGTGTCAAAGTCACGAAAAGCTCCGATCCAAAGTCTCAACCGAGAATAAAGAGAATCATGACTTTTATTCCAGAATGTGTAGCATGTGAGAAGTAAAGCTAGAACAGATAATGCAATTTGAAAACGACGATTTTTGACTTGAGAAACTAGACCGATAAAAGCTGCGACAAAACCTGTTAAAGATGCAGAAGTTAATAACCCCACCAACAAAATAGGCAACGCTAGCATCGAAGCTAGCGGAATAATCATTGCTAGAAAAACTCCCAGAAAAGTATGGTGCGTCAGGGTTCCATGGACAAAGCCTTTCTGGGCGTAAGTTACAAACGAGAATTCTGAAAGCTGTAGAAGTGCCACGATAGACTGAATTGTAGCAGAAATCAAAAGACCGACAACAGCTAGTTTCCTATAAATCTCGATACTTAAGAGATTCACTAAAACGATATAAAGAGCACTCGCGACGATAATCCAGTGGGCCATTGCGAGACTTAAAGACGTTTGGGTAAAAAGTGTACTTATTCCGCAGTAACTGCAAAAGAATCCTAAGGGCTTGTCCCAGTTACTTAGGAATAAACCTCCTAAAGTAATCGCTAGGCTAGTAAAAATGAAAAGAGGAACCGCTCGCATCGACTCGTTTATATCAGGATAATGCCATCGCATCCATGTAGTAAAAGGTAGAGCGAGAGCCCCGAGTAATGCTAGGGCTCCCGCTCTTTCAAGCATAATTAACTCCTCTGTTTATTGTTAGGTTCGAATAGCTACAATCTGATAAACACCCGCGGCTGGGGTACAAGCTCCAGTCGTAGCATGGAGAATGTTAAGGACTAAAGTGTCAGTTGTGGGAATCTTCGCGCCGACAACGGCGCAAGCTCCCGTCGGTGCTGGACCGTTAACGAAAACAACGTCGCTTGCAGTTAAACCTGTAACTGTGAAAGACTGCGTTGTAAAAAGGTTGGTGAAAAGTGGATTAAAGTTAGAGAAACTGGAAGGCGTAATAGAAGCAAGATACGTCGCGAACTTCGTAACGTGGGTTGAAGAATCAATTGCAAAAAGCGTAGTGCCAGAAAGCGTCTGGAAACTTAAAGTACCATCATAACGAATCTGGGGTGAAGATTGGGTGAAAAACATATGCCCGGACCAACCGCGACGATCCTGCGCCCAGGCATAAACTGCCAAGCCGCCAACGAGTAAAATTGTAAATGCTAAGGGCTTCTTCCACCGGTTTAAAAACTTGTTCATTTTTCCCCTTTCTTCAAGGCGCAGCTAGTAAATCGATAAACATTGCCGTAGCGATTGTCATGTCAGTTGTAGTGGTTTCACCAGTTAACTTGACGATTATCGCCGCCGTTTCGTCAATTGTTAAAGAACTTCTCAGGCCGGTAATTGGCGTAGTATCTACCGTCATTTTACCAAAAGCGACCTGAGTAGCGACGCCAGTACGGAAAACAAAAGCTTCAAGAAACCATGCCTTGTTGTTAGTTGTTAAAACTCCAGAGTCAATTAGAGTCGTACCACCGAACTTTAAAATTACCTGCTTGTTATTACCATCGGCACCCATCAAACCCCACGCATAAATTCGGACACCTTGTCCGTTTTTATGAAAGGTGTTTGCGGGAATAGTTAAACTAATAAGATCATCGACACCAGTTCCGATGTTTCCTACAGGCGTTAAGGAGTAAGTTAAGAGTCCACCTTTTCCTACTCTTCCACGGCCTTTTCCAGCTTGAATTACCCTTCCACCCAGATCGAATGGCATTTTCTTACTCCTTTCTTACCTCTACTTCTTTGCGCTATTCGGTCCGGTTACCTGAACCTGCGAACCCTTTCCGCTTTCTCCGCCAGGAACATCTGTCCTTGCATCTGAATCAACAGTATCCTTCGGCATTGTTTCCTTCATCTTTTCCATTCCAGTTCCGTCTACCTTAGGGCCGCTCGCCATAATTAATCTCCTCTCGAAGTGGAATTTCTACGTCTCTCAGACTCTGAATCTCTTCTTCTAATTTCTTAATTTCTTCCTGCTTGACTTTGATCTGTGCTTCCTTACTAGTAATTGCGTCTGGATTATTAACATGGTGAAGATAGGTCTTTACGGTCTCAATAAAAGCAGGCCGCTTTCCATCCTTCAAATCGCGATCTAGAATCTGCTCCTTTCGTAAAGTTTCTCTTACTGGCATTACCTCTGCTTCTTCAACTGGTTTTGCTGGAAAAATACCAAACGACGATAAAGAAGGATACTTGTCATCGAGCTTTTCGAAAATGGTTAAATCCTTAGACTTATCTTCAAACTCTTCAGTCATTAATAACCTCCCCGAACCTTACGGCCAAAATCAGTAGCTCCTAACTTATTAGTTGTTACCCTTCTCTGCGTCTCGCCCGGTGGATGCATGATGACACTCTTCCTTGGGCTCTTTTCCTTCGCTACCGGTTTTACCGCCGACGATCTCTGCGACTTTTTCACTCTTATAATCCTCCTTGACTCCGGCCATTTTTAGTATCTCCTCTTACCTAACTTTGGTTTCTTAATTTCTCCTTCACGAATCTTTTCTTTTCGGGATTCCTTCTCCTTCATCTTTGCCATTTATTTTTTCCTTTTATTTATCCGACTAACCCGCCAGAAACACCCGTCATTAAAGCATGGGTCTCTTCGTAATGCCACTCATAACCGATTTCAGTCAGATACTCATCCATTCTTGCGTCTTCGCCGTTCGTCTGTCGGTTCGTAACGTAACGGGTGTCATCTAACGGCCGACAAATAACGTGCTTCGTATCGATGAATAACGCATTCTGACGCCACACAGGATGCTGTGAGAACAACGGATGATTCTTAATCATTAACGTGCCGAACGGCGTGATGTATTCGACAATCTTCATGCCGTAAGTCTTTGATGCAGGAGACATTTGAATCGTGCCATTACGCTTTCCTAAAGTATTAAGAGCACCAATCCAAGTAGAGCCAGCCAGAACAAGTCTTTCATTCGAACCATAACGGAAAAGCTCCTCTAAACGTGCATCAAGCGTTGCTTCGTCAAGAGTTCCATTAATAGCCCAGTTTGAGTTAGTTCCAACTGGACCACCGCCACCTGTTGCACTTGCAGCAGGACAGTTTGTAACTAAAAAGCCTAAAATTCCTGCCGTGCTTCGCATTGGTAAACCCCTAGGACCAGTGCTTTCAACAGCCTCGCCATAAATACAAGACTTTTCCATTTCGATAGAATGAAGACTTAAAGCTTCGCGCCGTGCTTCGCGGAATGGACCCTGATTATCCCACCGTAAAGAAGTACGACGTGCAGTTCGAGTCAAATACAAAGCAGTACGATAAATCTGTGTGTAGTTAGTTTTCTTCGTCGGCGCGTAAGACCGTGCAGTCGGAGGCTCTGCACCTTCTTCGTTTACATTACCGATAATCGTAATCATGTAGTCATCGGTAATCTGCGCTGCGGCGACACTTCCCCAAGAACGCTCGATAAGTAACGTCACGTCGTCCGTAGGAGTTGAAGTTACACGAAGAACTTCTCCAGTAGCTTCAACAAGAAGTAAAGAACCTTGAACAGTATCTTTTGCACCCGAGTCTACGACTAAAGTCGTAGTTCCAGAAGCAATAGTGCCGTTGACCTTAAAACGCTGAGTTGGTAATGCCTTCTGCCACCAGTTAAACTGCGGATCATTAGTTCCTTCATTCTTAAGGTAACTCAACAAAGCTGTTAAAGGAGCTTCGCCGTTAGGGAAAAGTAAAAGAATAGCTTCGCGCCAGTTCTGCGGGCGCTCGTCGGATGAAAAGTTTCCAGTTCCACGAAGTCCTAATGTCGCCGCCATTTATTCTGTCCCTTTCTTTTATCCGCCGTACAACGTATCGGCAAAAATATCGTTATTTCTTGGAGTAGTTCCTCTTGAAGCCGCGCCGCCTCCTACAGAACGAGCACGACTTTGTGCGGGTGCTAAACGGCGTTGATTATTATTCCTACTTGTTGTTCCGGTTCCAACTTCTCTTTCGTACTGATCCAAAGAAATTCCTCGCATCGCGGCGATCTTAGATCGAACCCGACGAGAAACTTCCTGTCGATACTCGGCTTCGCCAAGAGACTGAATCCGAGGATCGGTTTGCCGAGCTTGGTGCTCAATAAGTTGAGTCAATTCGGCATGGTCCTTTAAATCGGAATACTCATCAAAGAACGACACATATCGTTCCCGAGTAGTATTTCTGCGATTTTGGACCTCTTCCATTGCCCTCATTGTATTTTGCGGAATTGTGTTTACAATCGAAGCCCAGAAAGCATTGGCTAGAACATTTAAACCCGGAGCGATTGAACCGTCGATTCCTAAAGATTCAAGGTGTTTATCTTCTAACTGTACAAAACGCATCCGAGGATCTTTAGGAATCTGAATTCCCCAAGGCGTATCCATCCATTCGATACTACGCGGATCGAATTGTGGTCTTTCTTGCGGGCGACGAGTTTCTAATTCACCAGTAAGTCTGTCGATAGTTCGAAGAGCCTGATCTAAACGCTGATCTTCAGGCCGAGAAGTTTCTTCACCACGAATCTCAACCACATCGCGGCGACGTTCTGATGGCAAACTATCGCCGCTGTGTTGCTCGCCTTCAACAACAATTTCCGGCTCTGACCTTAAAGAATCTGCGAAAAGATCTGGTGGTGTTTCATTGTTTTTACTAGGCGGATCACTTAAATACTCCGCCATGTCCAGCGAACTGACAACATTTCCTAATTCTTTAGGCTGTTCGTTCTCGTCTGCCATTCTGTTCTCTCCTTAAAATCTGAAGTTTTTCTTGTAGAACTGGATCGTTTAATTGATCTCCAGCTTCGTCGATCGAAATAATGTAGGAGCAATTACTAATCTCGCCTCTAAGTCTGTCCTCCTGTCTCTGATCAAGATTGCCGTTACAAAGTCTTTCCAAGAAGTCATTTCGTCGTTTTTCAATAAGCCGAATAAATTCTCGCCACCAGGGTGCGTGAAATGCTTCCTTAAGTAATTGCTCATAACGATCTAAATCCTCAGGAGTTATAGGTTTGTTGTGGATATTTATATGCCGTTCCATTTTTAATCTCTAGCGTGGTCCGTAACTTGCGCCAGCACCATTAGCAAAACCTTCCATTCCTAAAGTATTTCGATCTTGAACAACGCCCTGATCCGGACGTCCAACACCACCATTGTTTCCTGTCGGCTGAATCTTTTGCGCGGCCATTAGTTCTCCAATTTGTTCTGGAGTCATTATCGCCGTGTTGACTCGAAGGGCTTTATTTAAAAAGTCGTCGATGTTTTGAATTCCACCTTGACGGACAGTTTCCTTAAAGATTGTAACAATGTCGAAGACTTGAGTCAAAAATGGGTTGTTAGCGACCCTGTCCATCATTTTATCTAGTGTCTCTGCCATTTGTGCTCTGTCCTGGGGCAAAACACCTTCTTCGGCAGGATAGTTAAAGACGCCGTTGATGTGATCTTTTCCGACCTTTAAAAATCCCTCGACGATTTGGCTAGGATCAACACCGAGTTCTAAAGCTGAATAACCTGCTACTTCCATGAATTGCTCCATGGACATATTTTCTTGCCGTAAAAGCGCCATTTGTTCTGTTAGGGGCGCGACGCCTTCGGACGAAAAAAGATCGGCGCCCATCTTCATCCTAGCCCCTGCCTGTCTAAAAACTCCTTGTAGTTCGTAAGCTGTTCTGCGTCCACTCGAAATCTGTCCGAACATGTTCGACGTGGCGCCGGTAAAATCACCCCACATTTCTCGAATTTCTTTAGCCATTTGCATGTGGCCGGTAGTAACATCTTGAATACTTAACTGTTTAGCAAATTGCGCAGGATCTTGTCCGTAGCCAGCGGCGAGAAGTCGGACGAAACCGCCGTCCTGGTTGTCGATTAAATCTCGAATGTCAATTCTCGAAGGATCTACAAGAACCATGTCTTTAATAATTCGTCTTACATTGGCCATGTGAGAATTGAACAGGAAGTTCAAGTGCGCACTTAAAGGCTGCGTAAATTCCATTACGCCTTGAGACATGAAGGCGAGAATATCAGGATAGGATTCAATGACTGAATAAGGAAAACGTTGTGACCAACTAGGTTCCGCGGCGACGATAACTTGACCATCGATTCGTCGAAAAAGCCAATCTTGAGGACGGTCTTCAGAACTTAATTCGTAATCTTTAGGTATAATCTTGACTATAAGTTGTTCATGAACATGAGTCTGATCTTTCTGTGCAATTTGCATCGAACCTTCTAAATAAGGAGCGCCTCGCCAGCGATCACGATTATGATCACGTTCGTCAACTTCGCTTCCGTGTCCAGAACCAAAAGGAACACTTTGTTTAACGTACTTCGTGTTGAAAATAATATCGTCGTTTTCTAGTTCTTGAAGCTCCATGTCGTGAATGTAATTCTGATGACCGCAGAAATTCCCTCGCTGGAAGTTCGCAAGCGGTACTCTAGGATCTGGATAGAACTTTCTATTATCTACAACATTCCACATGTTTCCTTCGAACGTAACGTAGGGCTCGTTTCTATATTCTAACGGACCAGGAACAGTATGATCTTGGCCTTCGAGAACGTAGCTAGAGGCTTTTCCAGGAAGTAAGATTTTCTTAATTACAGATTTCTGCCCCCAGGTATTTTCCATCACACCAAAACCATACCGAAAGGCGTTGAGGAACCACTGTTGAAGCATTAAATATCCGCGGTTTCCGCGGTAATCGTAGTCTAAACAGAGCTCCATGATTCGAGCTTTTTTGACTGAGGCCGGATCGGCGCCCCGGATTCGTAAGACTGGCTTTAGTGCTGTAAAAACCTCCATCATGAATGTAAGCATGATCTGAATCGTCGCGAATTGAATCGGAACGATGATTTTCCTTACTCCGTACTTCTCTTCCGACTCGCGATCCTCGTCGTCTCTTAATCTGTAGGATCTGTAATCCTGTTCAAGATCGTCCCAGACTGAATAATTTAGACTCATGTGCCGGTGAGAAAGTCTAAAATTATCCGTAATCATCCGAGATATCTTCTCGGCTTTTTCTGTACCTGGGCGTAAATCTTCGCGGACGTTCAAAAATTACTCCAAATTTCTAGGCAACACAGAGACACGTTCCGTGTGGTTGAACTATCGCCGTTTAGAAGCTTATGCCTTTTCAAAATGTACTCACCATTCTAGGTAGTCTCTTGCCTTCGTATGGAATATGACTTCCAGCCATTTCTAAACGACTTACCATATATTCGCAAGCATTTGCAATATGACTATGGATATTCTTTAAAGGCTTTGGATTAAAACTACCTTGTGAATTTGGTGGATAAGCATAGCCACCGTTTAACGCCGCACGAAGTGCGACACAGCGTTCGTGAACTCGAAATTTAGGTACAAGAGTTCCGTCGTTAGCTTTATGTAGACTTAGAAGTAAACGCTCTAAAATGGTCCTTCTTTTCGCATAACTTTGTTCACCAGGAATAGGACTCATTCCATGTTCGCGCATTACATCGCTCATTGCCTTGCCGTCTTTAACGACGTTTGACTTTGTAAAAATAGACTGGTCTGTAACGTGGAGCGAAAAACCGCCTAACTTCGCCCATTCTAAATTCAACTTTGCGGCGACAGTTTCAACTAGTCCGTAAATATCGCCGTCTTCTACTGCCGCCTCGTCGATAACTAAAACGCTAGAATCTTTCGGATTCATTACTCCAAGAACCCAACCTAAATTAACGTCATTAGGACCACCGTCCCAGCCAGAAACTAGACGTGCCCTAGGATTTACTACGATAGTTCCTTTCGCGACGTGAACTTCTTCATCATAATCTTGATAAACTGGTTTACCTTCATAGACCATCCAGGTAGAACCAAACTCTCGATTCCATTTTGCTTTCGGTACTCCGGCCTGGCTTTGAATTTTCCATTCCGGTCCCCGCTTTGCGGGGTCAGCTTTGTATTCTAAATCTAAGACTCTAAAGCCGTTTTTCGGGTTCAGCCAGGTTTGAAGGCCGAAAAGTAAATTCTCGACTTTCTTTGTTTCGATTACATCATCTTTAACGACTTCGAATTCGATCACTTAATAATCTCCAGTTTCTCCACCGGAAGATCCAACTCCGGAACCTGTTGCTCCTGCGGCTGTGCCACCAGGAGGTCCACCACTTTCAGAAGCTTCACCGGGTGTTCCGCCTAAACCAGCATCAGGACCACCCAGATTTAAATCTGTTCCTGTATTGTACGGATATGGTGCAGTTCCAGGCATTGGAGTTATTGGAGCCGTTACGGCTTTCGGAGGGAAAATGAATCTTCCGTCTTTTCCTGGATTTAATGACGGCATTTGCATTCCGGGAATATTCTGCCCGTAAGTCTGTCCATAACGACCTTGACCTTGCTGTTGGATACTGCCTAAGAAATTACTAAGAACTCTTGAGTTCATTTTTCTAGCTCGAATAAGCTTTCGCACTTCGTTCTCTCAACTGCTGTTCTCTTGATGGTGGTATTGGTGGCGCTGTAGTTACTGGATTAGCATTTGGATTTATTGTTGGCATTGTTACTGGTGGAGTAATAGGCGGCGTGGGTTTTGGTGGTTGTCCGCCCTGCCACTGTGTTAGTTGTACAGGACCAGGACGATTAATAACGTCGCCGCGAGAACTTGTATATGTTCCACCTTGACCTTGAGTTGTGGCATAACCAGGATACATCCCAGGATGCTGTTGAACTGCGTTCGGATCTGGTGCTTGATTCCACGGGTCCCAAATTGTACCAGAACCGGGTCCGTAAAGAGCATCGTTTTGTTGTTGAAGTGCTACAGAACCATTCTGAAGTCTTTGCTGTTTGGCGGCTTCGAATCCTGGATCAGGAGCTTGTGCATTACTTAAAGTTCCTCTTGGACCTACAGGCGGCGTTATTGCTGGCGGCGGTGCTGTTTTGGCTGGTGGTGGAGGTTCTTTAATTCCTGTTGGTGCAGGTGTTATTGGTTGATTTTGTGGCTGTCCTGGTGCAGGTTTAATTCCGAAATAATTTAAAGCATCTTGATCTGCGCCGCCTTGACCGGTGTACCAGTTTGTAGCGTCTTGTGCAAGCTTTAAAGGATTCTGTTGTGGATTCTGTGTCTTATAAGCATCAACATTAGCTTGAGTTCCACCACTAGCGAGATAAGCTTTTGTTGCATCATCCATTACTTGATCGTAGCCAGGAGTGTTTGTTGCTACACTTGTTCCTTGTTGAACTTGCTGAACTGCATCTTGAATGCCGGGTGAATTCATTTTTTACCTCTCGTCGATCGTGTCGTCTATAACATGTTGAAAAAAGCCGGGAAAGCGGGTAGAAATCAAACAGACTTTACCGCCACCTTCAAGTGTTGGTTTCATACCTACGAAAGTTTCTTCTGCCTTGTCCCAGAAAGCGAACTCGTCGGCGTAGATACTTGACATTGTGTGCTGCCTTATCTGATCGGGTCCTTGAGCGAAACCTTTAATTTTAGAGTCGAGATCTAGATTCAAGAACTCTGTAAACTTATAGTGCATCCTAGGCTTGAAAGGCATTCTTTCCCTAGGAATATGATCGTAGATGAACTTTGTCTGTTTTACTAATGCATCTGAATCTTCTTCTTTTTTAGACATCAGAGTTACATTACGGCCTTCGAAAAGCATGGATTCCCAAAGACTTAAACCACAGGCTGTCCAGGTAATGACCATACGGCGATGTTTTACAATGGCTAGAAGATACTCATTGACCATCTTTTCCGCGACGATTCTCAAATAATCTCTGTTCGGGTACTGTTTAATTGGATTTCTTTTGTCTGTTTGATCTTGGGTCCAGACACATTCAGTCAAAAAACTCCAAGGCTCTGCTCTGTAACGATAAAGCCAGGCTACTTCGGGAGGAATTTCTACATTTGGTTTTGCGACTTGTGCATCTCTGTAGAGTGTTTCCGTATTCAACTAGCTTTTTCCTGAGGAGTTATGTCGATAATTCGGGAGTTCCTCCCAGCTTCCAAAGCCTGCTCGACTACGGAAAGACCACGGATAATATCGCGGAATGACGTCGCATCTTGTGATACTTCTGTCTTGTAAATTCCTTCGGCGACGTGGAGATTTGAGATTCGGACTTTACTCTTCTCGTCGACGATAACCTCGTCGTTTAGAACCTGAAGATGATATCTTAACGACTTTTCAGCGGCCTCGTTAATTTCTTTGACAAGCCGGATTCTGGCTGGAGTGTTGGCGGTCTTTTCAATATCTGTTGTTTTCATCCGAGCTAGTTCGGCTTTCGCTAAACTAGACTTTAAAATTAACCCGACTGTAACGGGATGAATTCCCAACTCCGCGGCGATATCTTTATTACTCTGTCCAATATGCGCACGGCGCAGAATCTCGTGGTGCTTTGTCTGCAGTTTCTTGTTTTGATAAGCCATTTTTATCCTACCTTTTGTAACTTTTGTTTCTTGTATTTTTTGAAATAAGCTTGAAGGAACTTTTTACGGCACTCGTCCGGATGCCGTTTTTGATTGGGGCCTGCGTTGAAAATCCTTTTCTTGCAAATATCACACAACACGGAGCGGTTTCGAGAATGGACTTGGTGGACTATCGCCGCCTGATCGTCTAGTTCTTTAAGCTCCTTTTCTATCTGATTATCTTCAGGGTCTCGAAACTTTACTACTGAAAAAATAAAAGAATGTCCGTTTTGACAATAAAGTCGAATCTTAAAACCTAGACAGTCACGGAAGAATTGAGTGTCGTTGTGTAAAACTATATTGCACTTTGAGCAGAACTCAGGTAAATTCATAATCTCCATCCTGGTCCAGCGACAGCTTAGCACCCCCAACCCAACCACACAATACATGTTTTTAGTCCCTAGTTACTTTAAGGGCCGCGCCCTTAAGCTCCCGGCCTCAAATTTCCGCCTACATATAAACATAGAACTATGACAGGATAATCTTAGAGGCTCAAGAGTTTTACCCTTAAGGTCTGTGAAAAATTGAAAAATTTTTTGGAATCGGTCTGTCCCGGGTGTCGAGGGGCCGAGGGCCGTTTTCATTTATTCAGATAACATTTGGCCGATATAAACATAGATTGTGAATTAGCATTGGAAAGTGTGAGGATAAGGACCTAGCTAGATCGCGGCGTGAATTAGGTTGACAAGTGGGAAGTATGGCCGCATGATAGCCAAACCACCATGCTAAACAATCAAACAGGGAAGGAAACGAAATGAACGGCGAGACTCCGGAAGTGATCGCTTCTAACCGCTATGACATGCGTGTCGTGGTAGACGGGGAATTTCGTTTCCTACATCGAAACGTATCTCCGTTCCGAGTATTGCGTGAAATGCAGTGGTCCCGCACTTGGAAAATCGTCCGTTGGGAAGTTTTCATCGAGCCCCACTGGAATTATCCGCGCTAGCATTTAACATACCATTCAACGGAGAATAAAATGCCCTACGTTCTCGCCCACGTCGAAGTAACAGCGGAACAGGCAATCATGGCGGAAGCTAGCAAGGTCTTTCGGAAGGTCCGGAAAATGGCCGAGCAAGAAGTTCTTGCGCGTCACAAAGTAGAAGTTGACCAGCTGACGCGGGACATCGCGGATAAGCTTCGCGTCGAGCTCGAATACATGTAGCCGGTAGAAAAGCAAAACCCTGCCAGTCTGTAATCCTGGCAGGGTTTACAAAAAGCGTACCGATGTTTTGGTACGCTTTTTGTATTGTGTTACGCTGCGACCGTCAGTCTACCGTCGCGCATCGTGGCCTTTCCCTGCGCGACAAGCGCGTCAGCGGTATTGTACCAGCCAGCTTCACGCTTCCGAACAGCGTTGACATCGACTCCGTCGGAAGACGCGATGAGAAGTTCGATGGTGGCGAGCCGGTTATTGATGATGTCAACGGCATTCTTGACACCTTTCTTTTCCGCGAAGACCAGAAGATCGATCTTCTTTCCGCCGCCGAGATTCACGGTCGTATTGTGCTTGCTCTTGAAGCTGACGCGCGTTGCACTTTCCACACCGCGAGTGTAGACGCTGAAAAGCTGAGTGAGAGTTTCCGAATCGGCACCAGCAACGAGAGACTTGAAACTGTTGGCGTTGCTGGCAATGTTTGCGACGGTCGTATACTGAGGCTTTTCCAGCGTTCCGACGTTTACCTTGAGAGTTCCGAGACCCGTTGCCGGATTGACGTTCTGATACTCGCGTTCCTTACTCTTCTTTGCCATTGTGGGCAACCTTTCTATTTTTACTTTGGAGTTAACTTCGTTTTTGCTTCCGCCCCCCGTGGGCCTTTCCTGCCATGCCCACACTCTACCAAAGTCGAGGCCGCTTGTCAAGCACTAGTTTCAAGGTCGCATCTTTTTCTGCCCCAAGGTGTCTACTGCCGATTTTCGGCCTAGCACGGCGGAAAAATGTTTTTATGACGCAGTGTTTTACCCTAACCCCAGGGTATCCCCACTTTTCCAGTTTGGCCTTTCAATTCAAGGGTTTAGCGCGGGGCAAGGTTCAAGACCCAAAAAGTCAAAAAGCCTTTCAATTCCGGGTAGTTACGAGCCACAATCCCCAAGTGTCCAGTTTTAGGGTGCCCTAACTCGGGGTAGTACGCTCTAAGTGCCTGAGTCTAAAGGCGAAATGCAGTGCGTCAAAAGTCTCCCCCACTTTTCCCCCAAAAGTCAGGATTGCCCTTACTTTCCGGCTAGTTACGAGCCCTTGCCATGTTGAGTCGCCGGGAAGGATTGTCGCGCTGTGTCATGTTTATATGGTCGGTAAAAATGTTATGATTTTATGTTTATGACACAACTGACGCATTGCGTCAAGTTAAGAATAATAAATAATAATATATAATATATATATATAATATATAGATACTTAAAATAGAGTTTCACACTTAGTGAAACTGTTTCCTAAAAGACACGGTAAAATACTCTAGGGTAAAATACTTGGGAACATTTTACCGAAAATCGGTAAAAACTACCCGATGTTTATATCAGTTTCGATGTTATCTATCGCGCGTGCGTCATAGCCTACGCCAGAAAACGCGGGCGGTCAGGGCGCCTAACTAGGCGTGAATGCAGAGCTAATCAGAATGTTGGGGTTAGCTCGGGGGAAGGTCTTAACGCGGTGCGTTGACGCACCTAGTCAAGCCCGGCACAGACCTTGCATCGTCGTCTAACTGCGCGAAGTTAAAGGCCAAAATCGCCCTTGACACGCTTCGGGGTCCTAGGCTAGAGTATGACCCTATGCTAAGGGCGTTTCCCTTACGATGTGTCCTACAGTAGTTCTCGCTTTTAACCTTTGTCAACAGAGAAAGGAAACAAAAATGGACGAAAACGAAAGAAAAGATTTAGAAGAAATGCTAAAAAAGATTCAAGCAAGAAAACTCCGCGCCTTTGATTACGCCGAGTTTTGCTTGGGTATGGATTCTGGCATGCTTCGTAACTCCGGTCACAAGTCAATCGAAAGCGCCGTGTTTATCGCAATCAAAGACGCCAAGAATGACATAAAAAAGCTAACTCTCGACCATGTCAGAAAGTACCCGGACTAGTCGCCATGATTATCCACATAACAGTCAACAGTTTCAAAGCAGATATAGATAGCGACGATAGTCTGGTAGAATCAATCCGCGCCATAGTCGTAGGTAGTACGGACAGCCTAGAAACTCTCATGTCCCGCCAGGTTTGGATTAGCCAAGAAATAACAAAGAAAAAGCAAGAGCTCGCCGCCCTGTATATCGCCCGCGATTTAGCTTCAGAAGCCTATTCAAAGTTTTCCGTTCCGCACTTTACCGAAAACATGGGTCCACGAGAAAAGTGTGTAGACTGCGGAAAGTTAACTTCTTGGCTCTGGTCTTACAAGCCGCATTGTAAAAACAACGACCAGCCTAACTGTTTCAATATCGAAAAAGATTCTATCCCGCTAGATGCGACGACACTTTCTTTACTTGAAAACTTCGCAGACGAAAAGTAAAACATAACACCAAACACTGGAGTCGCTAGAAAATGAAAATGCTAAATCAAAAGCTCCTAACTTGTGATAGTTGTGCAAATGTTCTTACAAATCTCCCCGAGTTTATTGCTGAAATAACTCATGGTTATTGGGTAACAAAGTGTGAAGCATTATTGTGCTGGTATTGTGGACCTTTGAGTATCCTGACAGGCGACGATATTACAATCATGCCTTACAAGGTTCAAGATTGTTTCGCGTGTAAAGAAGAAGTTGTTTCGACCGATCATTTTAAGAAAGTAGAGATTTAATCATGTTAGTTGACTTTCGGTTGCCTCCGGATATTGAATTGCGGCAGTACCAGCAAATCGGAGTCGAGGAAATTCTGTACCGTAAAAACGTGCTTCTAGGCGATGATATGGGCTTAGGTAAAACAATCCAGGTTTTGGCCGCATTAAACATCGCCCGTCCTTCAAATGTTTTAATTGTCTGTCCAAAGTCTCTATGCTGGAACTGGTTCGAAGAAAGCAAGAGAATTCTTCTCGACGACTGGCAGTTAGACGAAATGTTTACCGTCGGTTCTATCGACTACATAGATACCAAGCGGCGATTGTTGATCGTAAGTTACGAAACAGTAGCCCGATTTTCCGCTGTTCTAGGCGCGACAAAGTGGGATTGGATAGTATTCGATGAATTCCACTACGTTAAAAACGTATCATCAAAGAGATACAAAGGCGTTGCAAAACTAGTAGAATCCCAAAGAATCTTAACAAAGAGGAACGACGGAGAGTTAGCAGTAAACGAGAAAGGTCAGCATATAGTAGAACATGATGCAAAGATTTTGGGTTTAACCGGGAGTCCGATTGTAAACTTTGTCCGAGAGCTTTTTCCCCTGATTAACCTTCTGGACAAAAAGACATGGTGGAGTCCTTCCGCATTTTTGAAAAGGTACACAAGCGGCGATAGAAACGGAAACAGAAACTACGGCCGCAATCAAGCCGAACTGCAAAAGATTCTGAGAGAAAGTATCATGATTCGACGTCTTAAGAAAGACGTCCTGCCCGAACTTCCCGCCAAACAGAGACAAGTCATAGAATTTCCTTCGGACGGGTTAGAGGATTTACTTGAGGAAGAAAAAAAGATTTTCGAAGGTCGTTCGAGAAACAAGGTCGACGAGCTAGCCGACATTATCATGGAAGTCAACGCCTCCGGAGTTGTTGAGGGTGAAATAAACTGGGAAGAAATAATCAAGGATCTAAAATACGACAAGCATTATTTCTTCGAGGAAATGGCTCGAGTTAGGCACTTGGTAGCCCTTGCCAAATTACCTATGGTAAAAGAGCATATTCAAGACGTTCTCGAGAGTCATGAAAACGGCGAAAAACTGGTAGTTTTCGCCCACCATCGCGACGTTATCGAAGAACTAACAGAATTCATTAATAAATGGTATTTCGAAAACAAGTCTTTGACTAATGCATGTGTTTCGATTTACGGGGGAAGTCATACCGACTACGAAAAACAACAAGTAATGAACCAGTTTCAAAGCGGCGATACTCTAAAGTGCATCGTCGGAGGTTTGAAAGTAATCGGCCACGGGTTTAATATGACCAGAGCCGCCCACTGTATTTTCGCCGAACTAGATTGGGTTCCCTCGACAATAACTCAAGCAGAAGATCGTTTGCATAGATTCGGACAGCAAGAAAAGATTCTAGTCCAGCACTTGACTCTGAAGAATTCCATGGACGCTCTAATGGCCAAGAAGATTATCAATAAACAGAAACAAATGAACAAGGTTTTGAATCGCGATGGATAATCTTCTAAAGCAATTAATAAGAGCATCTTCTAATATCAATGGCGTAGGGATTTCTCGCCAAAGATTGTGGCAGTTAAAGCAAAAGAGATTAAAACGCTGTGAAACGTGTGGAGTAAAGAAAAGAAACGGTAAACAAAAGTGTCATATTCACTTAATAGCAGAACGCCAGAAAAATCTAGCACGTTATTATGCAAAGAAAGTAAAAGTATGATGGATAACAAATTTACTCTAGTTGTAACTTGTACAGTCTGTGAATTTGTGGCAAAATATCCAGGCGCCGATAGTACCTTCCCCACGCGGCGTGAGTTTCCAGAAGTTAAATCTCTAACTACAGGAGTTGAAAATGCCAACTTATTTAGTTTACTGTGGGACTTGTGACCGTGGTTCTGTACACTTCGCGACGGTAGAAGCGGCAGAAGAATATATGAAAGACCACAACAAAGGAAAAGGCCGACGACCTTGCCGTAAAATAGACATATACAAAAAGCTTCAAATGATAGACGA